GGTTTGGAACTGGTGGAGAAGGAGGTGTAGGTGGTGGTGGATGGGATCGTTATAACACCAAAGGTGAAAGAATTGGTAAATGTGCTCGTGAACCTGGAGAGGGTAAACCAAAGTGTCTTTCCAAGGAAAAGGCAGCAAAGATGTCTAAGGATGAAATTGCTGCAGCAGTAAGAAGAAAAAGAAAAGCAGATCCTGTAGCAGATCGTCCAGGAAAAGGAGGAAAACCAAAGATGGTATCTAATAAAATCAAAGAATGAAACTCAAATGGAGTGCAAATATGGACAGAAGTATTGGGCATTATATTCATTACCATCATCAATCATGACAAATCAAATGAAATATGATATCGCACAACTTCATCCAACGAATGAAGAAAAAGATCATGAGCATTCTATGGCTCGTTCAGAACTTTCTACAGTTATGAACGCTGCTAGGAGATTGAAGAAAAAGATGGGTAAGGGTGAAGGTAATATTGAAGCATGGGTTCAGTCAAAGATCACTAAGGCAGCAGATTATCTTGATGCTGCAGCAGATTACTTAGACAGTGGTGAACATAATGTCCAAGGTTCTATGGATGAAGCAAAAGGACCTTGTTGGACTGGTTATAAGCAAGTTGGAATGAAGAAGAAAGGAAAGAAAATGGTTCCCAATTGCGTTCCAGAGCATACTGGAATTGTTGGAAAAATTCTTGAACAGATTGAAGGAGAAAAAGAACTTCAAGCACTTGAAGAAAAGAACGTTCCTACCAATCCATCACTCTGGTCAAAGATGAAGTCCAGAGCAAAGGCAAAGTTTGATGTATATCCTTCTGCTTATGCTAATGGATGGGCTGCTAAGGAATATAAGAAAGCAGGTGGTGGTTGGAAATCTGTAAGTGAGGAAGTGGAACTTGAAGAATCGGTAAGAATACCAGCAAAAACTGGAAACTTAATGCATGTATTTTTAACTTGGAAGGGAAAGATGTACTCTCTTAAGATGTTCTTCCCTCAGGTTTCTACTCCAAGTAGAAGAGATGTTCAGGATCAGATTGAGAAAGTATATCCAGGTTCAAGAGTTCAATCATTCCACGTTGTAGAATATACTCCAGGTGAACCTTTCTTACAAACAGAAGGTGCTGCTTGGACTCGTAAAGAAGGGCAGAATAAAGAAGGTGGATTGAATGAGAAAGGTCGTAAGTCCTATGAAAGAGAAAATCCTGGAAGTGATCTTAAGGCACCTTCAAAGAAAGTTGGAAATCCTCGTAGAGCATCATTCTGTGCAAGAATGAAAGGTATGAAGAGCAAACTCACCTCATCCAAAACTGCTAATGATCCCAATAGCAGAATCAATAAGTCCCTTAGAGCTTGGAACTGCTGATATGAAATCCTTCAAACAGTTTTTATCGGAAAGCATCACTATTAACGGTGATTTCAACGGAACTCTGAATTTGGGTGGATATTCTCAAGATCCACAACCACAGACAGAAGAATTCTCTGCCGATATTGTCTATATGGGCAATCTTCATAGAATCTCTATGGTAACTGAAAGTGGTGTTCCTTCAAAAATGGAACTCACCGAATATCTTCAAAATGAATATCCAGGTTCTATTGTTCAACATATATACGTTAAAGAGAACTCAAAAGGTTCTATTAAAGTAACAGACGATAAAAGATATCATCCAGCAAAGTTAGATTGGATTTAATTTATGGCTTCTAATAATTATATTTGGGGTGAACAGTTTGACTTGAACATTGCTCGTGGAAAAGTTCGTGGAGCATCTCAAATTCATAAGTTTGGAGCAACTCCATCCCAATCAACAAACACAACTGCAACTATATGGGATAAGGAAAACACTCTTTATCCTTGGAGTGCGTTTGACACTCCCGGTGTTCTTGTAGGAGCACAAGTTGGAGCAGATGACAATGGTAAAGTTATAACTATTGTTGGATTAGATTCAAATTGGGATTTAATCGAAGAAGATTTTATATTATCAAGTGCAGGGACTGTTACTGGAACTAAAACTTTCAAAAGAGTTTTTCGTGGTTACGTAAAAACTGGTGCCACAAATGTAGGTCAAATTAATTTTTCTAGAGGTGGTACGGAAGTTCTTAGAATTACTGCCGGTTTAGGTCAAACTTTAATGGCAATATATACAGTTCCTAATGGATATACTGGATATCTATATCAAGGTGTATGTAGTGCTCAATCACTTGCAGATGCAACTGGATTTATGATGATAAGATATAATACAATTGGTCAAGCATTTAGAGTAGGTCATACTTTTGAAGTTAGTGGTTCTGGTGGAGAATATGTTTATAAATTTACTTTCCCGCAAGAACTTCCACAACATTCCGATATTGATGTGAGACTCACTACAAGAAGTAATAATGGGAGATATACTGCAGCTTTTGATATGTTGTTGATTAAGAATGAGTTATGAGTGACGTATATCTTGGCAATCCACTACTAAAGAAAGCCAATACTCCAATTGAGTTTACACAAGAACAAATCCTTGAGTTTGTCAAGTGTAAGGAAGACCCTGTTTATTTCGCAAAGAATTATGTGAAGATTGTGACCCTGGATAAAGGATTGCAACCTTTCCAGATGTATCCTTTCCAGGAGAAGTTGGTTAATAACTTCCATAACCACAGGTTTAATATCTGTAAGATGCCACGACAGACTGGTAAATCAACCACTGTAGTGTCCTTCCTGCTCCACTATGCCGTGTTTAACGATAATGTTAACATCGGTATCCTGGCAAACAAAGCAGCAACCGCCAGGGAGTTGCTAGATAGGTTACAGACTGCTTATGAGAACTTACCCAAGTGGATGCAGCAGGGTATCATCTCTTGGAATAAAGGTTCTCTAGAACTGGAGAATGGTTCTAAGATTCTTGCTGCTTCCACATCAGCATCTGCTGTGAGAGGTATGTCATTCAACATCCTGTTCTTGGACGAATTCGCATTCGTTCCAAACCATATTGCAGATTCATTCTTTGCATCTGTTTATCCTACTATCACTTCTGGTAAGAGCACGAAGGTAATCATCGTTTCTACCCCCCATGGTATGAATCACTTCTACCGTATGTGGCACGATGCGGAGAAGAAAAAGAATGAATACATCCCAACTGACGTTCACTGGTCTGAAGTTCCCGGAAGAGATGAGACCTGGAAAGCACAAACAATTGCAAACACTTCTGAGCAGCAATTTAAGGTTGAGTTTGAATGTGAATTCTTAGGATCTGTTGATACTCTGATTGCACCCAGTAAGCTTAAGAGTTTAGTGTACGATCATCCCCTTAAACGAAGTGCTGGTCTGGATGTTTATGAAGATGTTAAAGATAATCACGATTATGTTGTAACAGTTGACGTTGCTCGGGGAGTTGGTAATGACTACTCGGCATTTACTGTAATTGATATTACAACATTCCCCCACAAAGTTGTGGCAAAGTATCGAAACAATGAAATTAAACCGATGCTTTTCCCAAGCATTATTGTGGATGTTGCAAGGAATTATAATGACTCTTACATCTTATGTGAAGTAAATGATGTTGGAGATCAGGTAGCAAGCATTATTCATTATGACTTGGAATATAACAATCTCCTTATGTGTTCTATGAGAGGTAGAGCAGGACAGATTGTTGGACAAGGATTTTCGGGCAAGAAAACTCAACTTGGAGTAAAGATGTCCAAGACTGTAAAGAAAGTTGGATGTCTTAATCTTAAGACTATGATTGAAGAGAATAAACTTCTCTTGAATGATTATGAAATAATCGCAGAACTTACTACTTTCATCCAGAAGCACAATTCGTTTGAAGCAGAAGAAGGTTGTAATGATGACCTTGCAATGTGTTTGGTAATTTATGCTTGGTTAGTGGCACAAGATTACTTTAAAGAACTTACCGACCAAGATGTTCGAAAAAGAATCTATGAAGAGCAAAAGAATCAGATTGAACAGGACATGGCACCATTTGGATTTATTGTTGATGGGTTGGATGGAAGCAGTTTTGTAGATTCTGATGGGGATCGTTGGTATACTGATGAGTATGGTGATAGAGCATATATGTGGGAGTATCTTTCTTAATGGACTTAGATGGGCAAATTAGACTTGGACATTTACTTCTTAATGATAGGAAGTGTAGAATTTGTGGTGAAATAAAAAATTTAATAGAAGGATTTTATAGGACAAGAAAAGATAGAGGTCCTGTTCC